TTGGTGCTGGCCTCGCCGTACAGCTGGGAGGATACTTTTACCGCTTCTTTCAGCTGCTCAATCTTCTCCCGCTGGTGATCCAGCATGTCCTGAAGTTTCTCGCCCTTCTGCGTGAGGTAGCTCATGCTTTCCTCGTTGCCTTTGTATTCTTCGGCAAGTCTCTTCATCTCGGCGCCAAGAGTTTTGTTGGCAGCATTCAGCTCGGATATCGCCTGCTTATATTTCTGTTCGCCGGAAATGCTGACTTCAACATCTACATTCCTGGATTTGCCTGCCACGGTCTGCTCACCCTCTCATGAAGTACTCTGCAAGATTTCTCTGCTCCGTAATCGGCTCGTCAAAATCTATGTATTGTGTCGGCTTGCTGCCTGCCCTGTTCATCGGCATATTCTGAGCCTGCCTTTTCACAGGCCGCTGCCGCGCTGAGAGCAGCGCATGCATCCGGCACGGATTCATCGTTTTCCAAAACGTCCGTTCATCAAGCCGAAGATCGATCACCCATATTGAAAGATACCGGGCGAAATCAATCACATAGGATTGATCCGCCCGGTCCGTCAGTTTCCCGAGTTCTCGGGATCTGTGTTTTTGTCCCTTTCCGGATTCGATTTCGCTTTGCCGGCATTCGGCGGGGTCATGGCCCGGAAGAACATACCGAGCACGTCCAGATCCAGAAGCATAGCCACGGAGAAGTATTTCTTTACCTTCCGCGTCGTCCACTCCTGATCCCAGTCCTGATCCTCCGCCCAATCGTTGAGCATGGCGGCGAGAATTTCCGCCATGGCGTCGTTTTTGGGAGTGGCCAGAAACTTGGCAACATCTCCGTCATGTTCATCCACGACGCGATCCAGCACAGACATGTTCGCGTGTAGAACATAGGTTTTGCCGCCAACCTCAAGGCGCTTCTCCTCAAGTTGGATACTCATTGTTCTGGCTCCTTTCTTTGGTTACGCAAAAACTGCGTCACACCAGGCGAGTGCAAGCGCTTCGGTGTCAACTGTAACAGCTTCCTTGATCTGTCCGTCCGCGCTGTCGTCAGCCAGAAATTCGCCGCTGGTGGTAGGCGTATTGAACTGGATGTTCTCGCCTGCGGTCTGCAGAGACATGTCCGGATCTCCGAACATACACTTACCGATGAACACGCAGTCATACTTCTCTACACCGTCATACATAGCCGGCGAGTAGAAGGAAATGCCGACATACTGGCCGAGCGTATTCTTCTTCGTTACCAGCGATTTGACGCTGGTCGCCGAGCCTCCGGCAGGCGTAACACTTCTGGTTTTTTCTGTCAGCCCGAACATGAGTTTCTGAGCATCGGTCTTGATGTACTTGACGCCGAGGGAAATGGTGCCGCCGGTGCACTTGCGGATGAATTCCGCAAGCGTAGACTCCGCATACAGTCTGCCTTCAGCGAAGCGCATACTGAGGTTGGCCTGCATGGCGTCACCCACGGCAGTCTTGCTTGTGAAGGTGATTGTGCCGTTGGTATTGACGTATTTTGCGCACTGAATATGGCGCAGGTCAAATTTGGCCATAATGAGTTTCCTCCTATTTCTTGTATTCGTTTTCGATCCAGTCCCCGATGATCTTCTCACCGGGTTCTGAGATCAGATCGGCGTTCTGGCTGAGCGCCGTCCGCATAAAAGGCCGGGCCGGCTGGCCGCGTTTCCCGTACTCGTTGACAAAAGCGATCTCGGCATTGCGCGTATCGGTATTCCCGCGGTGCCGCGTGCCGTCGAAGCTGATCTTCTTCCGTCCTCCGTCATCGGTTTTCTTTGCCTTCTTGGTGATAAGGTGGTCAAGGATATGGACATTGCTGTTCTCATCCCGAACGCCCATCGATTCTCCGGTATCCCGGATCTCCCTGACCGCCACGTCAGCCATGGCGTTCAGTGCTTCTTCCGTGACGGCGAAGGGAATATCCTGAATTCGGGCAAAGGCCTCGTTGAGCTTGTCCGATCCGGTACACGCAATCTTGCCCATGCCGATCACCCGTAGTGTGCGCCGATGACAGCTGCCTCGAGAATGACGCGGTAATATCCGTCCTCTTTCTCAAAGACCTCGTTCAGTACAACCACCCGGTACCGATTCCTCAGAAGCGTCCGCTTGACTGATGCAAGAAGCTCGGTATAGTCCGTTTTCGACCAGATGTTGACCAGGAACTCCGTTCCCGTTTCCGCTTCCGTGCTTTCCGCATAGATGGTCCCGGTCTGGCCGAGCAGCTGATAGGTGATGTACTGGGGATCGTCCCCTTTGTAGTCAGGCCGCCGCACCGGCACATTCAGTCCGGAAAGGACTGTTCGGATAGACATAGCGTTCCTCCTATCTGGCCGGTACCTTCTGCATGAGAGAGAGCTCCAGCCATTGATTCCGGCCCTCGACGTTGTCCGCGTTGACGATCTCCCAGGGCACGGGGTCCCCGTCCCGGAACACGACGCAGCGGCTGTCTTCGGCAAGCGGAGAATACCGCATCGTCACCGTTGCGGTCCTCCGCTCCGTGTATCGGTCACTGCTGAACACTTCAGATCCGTGGTTTCCGACCCATTTGCAGAAGACGCAGTGCCCGTCACCGTAGACATTTTCAAACGTCTCCGTTTCAAATCCGTTGTCATTGAGAGAAATAACCCTGCGTTTGATCAGAATTCTGGTCCGCAGTTCTCCGGCATTCGCTCTCTTGCTCATCCGTCACCCCTCCGGTTTCTCCGCTGGGGAATACCGCAGCGGCAGCACAAAGCTGTTGATCAGCATCTGCACCTTGGCGGGATCGGCCGCGTTCGGGTCCATGCTTCTGGCCTCGTAAAGAAGTCCGGAGAATTGGAGCAGAAACTGATCATACAAGTCGTTGTTCTGAAAATTGGGGATGCCTGCCGACTTGGCTTTCGCTTTTGCAGCCGACAGGTATCCCCCGAGTTTTTCGGAATCGTCAGGAGGCAGCCGAAGATACGTTCTCAGATCATCTGCTGTAACCATGACGTCACCTCCTCCCTTTTCAGGATTTGGTGACTGTCACGGTATAGACCTTTTCAGCGGACCCGTTCGTCACTTTGACGGTGAGTGTATTCTCCCCAACCTCCCAGGTGGCGGAGCTGCCGTTTTCGATCTCCGTCTCACCGTTCAGAATCTGAATGGTGGCGTTCTCGTCGGCGGCAACAGCCGTCACCTTGTTGGTGGCGTTCGAGGTGGACACGGCATAGGCCGTCACCCCGGAATCAAATTCCGGAGTGAGGCTCAATGCTCCGATCGTCAGTGACGAAAGGTCCGCGCTCATTCCCCCGCGTTTACGATCGCGAGACGGAAGGCGCTCTTGAGACGGATCTGCTGATCGCCCCAGGCGGTGAGCACCCAGTAGTACTCGCCCTTCTTGGCGTCCTTGTCGGCCTCGAACAGAGTGCCGATGTCATAGTTGATGCCGTAGTAGGTGAAGTCACCGACAACGGGGATATCCGCCTTGTCGCAGAAGATGACCTCGTGGCCGAGGATGGAGGCGGGCTTGCTGCCGAACAGGGCCTCGCTGTGGTTGGACAGCACCTTGATGATGCCGTAGTAGTCGGCCTTCTTCATCATGACCTTGGCGTTGGCGGCGAAATCGTCAGCCAGATCGCCGAGCGCGGCCGCGATGGCGTCATACATGGTCTCGCCTTCCACGGCCTTGATCGCGTAGGTGATGTTGTCGGCCGAGGTGTAGGTGGTGTAGTCATAGAAGCTCATATGACGGTGGACGGAATCGGGGGTGCCGCTGTTGTAGATGTCCGTGGCGCTCTTGAAGGCAAAGAGTTTCTCGCGCTTGGCCAGCGCCGAGCGGAGCGCGCCTTCGACAGCGTTCACGACATCAACATCGGTGCCGTGCAGGACGGTGTCCTTGATGGTGGCCATGACCTTGGCCTTCAGGCGGCCGTAGGCAACGGTGTCGCCGGCCATGGCGATTTCCTGGGCGGTCTGCTTGTCGGTGACGTCGGCGATGTCGGCGTCCTCAATGGTGAAGCCGAGCTTCGGCTCCTCATAGCCGGTGATGTTGGTGATTCTGGCAACGTTGCGCAGCGGGTTGATCTCGAAGGGCTCGAGCAGCAGCTCGCGGGCAAGGTTGGTCGGCAGCAGCTTGTCGCCGG